GTTTGCACCTCCTGCCCCTGGCCACAGTTCCCTAGAAACCATGACCCAAGAAGAATACCGCTCCGAGATCACGCTGAGCGAGCGTGGCAAGGAAGTCATCCGTGTTGACGAGGAAGGCTTCCACTACAACGGTCAGTTCATTGCTGATGCCGGTGAAGCGCATCGCTTGCTGGTCGAGTTTCTGAAGAAGCACACCGCCTAGTCATTACCACTTCTATGTCTGAACTTTCACCCGCTGCGCGTGCAGTGTTTGACGCCTACATCAGTCACTGGACAGCAGATCCATACGAAATTAGTCCCGAAGCATTGGCTGCCGCCCTTCGTGCTCTTGCTGAGCACTGCAAATGCGATGACGGCGATGGTTATTGGATTTACCGTCCAAACATTCTTGCCATTGCTGACGAGCTTGAAGCCTCGTAGTCACCTTCTCTAGTGCGGACAGCCGGCACTTCCCAACTGGCTGTAAGCCCACTACTCTGTACCAGTCTGGTTCTTCATCATGGCCACCAACTTCGAGTGGGGCGTCAGCACTCTTGAAAGGGAAACTGACGATGGTTTTGTTTTTTGCGCACACTATACCGTCGCTGCGAATGACGGGACGTACTCCAGTTCGGCGTACGGATCTATCGGCTTCCAGCGTCCCGACAACTTGATTCCTTACGCCGACCTTACGGAAGAAACCGTGATCGGCTGGGTCAAGGAAGCCCTTGGCGGCGACGAAAAAGTTTCTGAAATTGAAGCTGCCCTGCAGGGTCAAATTGATCAGCAGCGCGCACCGACCAAAGCAACTGGCGTGCCTTGGAGCTGATGTCGATAGTTTGATAAACCGCAGTAAAGTCGGTTTAACTTTCTACATTTCGACGTGGCTGTAAAGGCAAAAACAGGAACGGGGCGTCTGGAACACCAAGCTGGGCGCCCCAAAACAACCAGTCAAGGCATGGGGCAAAACAGTCGCCCACGTCGTCGCGGCAAAAAGAAGCTGATTGGCCAAGGTCGCTAATCTAGTTAGGTAGCCATTGCCGCCATGATTGAAATCGTTGCCGCAGTGGCCGGTGCATCAATTTCGGTGGCAGCCATGGGCGCCATGGGTTTTAGTAAACGTAACGATGAAGCGCGTGATGCTGTAATCCGGCTAACCAGTGCGGTGGAGCATATTGCCACTCAACTTGAGGTACTTCACACGGACATTAAGGAAGACCGCCGGGAGACGTTCAATAGGTTATCGACGGTAGAACAAAGAGTATCTAAGCTTGAAGGGAGGCCACCCTCCTGTTAATCATGGATTTCCTTTCCCATCCTGCTTTTTGGATTTGCGTCGCTGCAGCTTCTGAGCTAATCGCACTGTCCCCGCTAAAGGACAACAGCCTTATTCAGCTTCTGTTTCACGCGCTGCGTGCGATCAAAGGAAAAAAGCTCTGATCGGCTTTGGCAAGCCTGGCTGGCAGCGTCGTTTAGAGCAAGCCATCAGACAGTGGTGGTTTGAGCTGACGTTGCCGGCCAAGCTTGATCAGGCTGAAAAGGAGTGGCACGCTACACAGCCACCGGCAATAGAGCCGCCAGTGATTGTGCATCACGATATTGACCCTGTGCTGCAGACTGGTGAAAGCCGCTTACTTGGTGGCGCAATGAGTATTCACGCACCTTGGAGCGATGACGCAAAACAAGATCCGCCTGATTGACCTGTTTCGGTATTACAGGGCATTACCGCATCAGATGGCTGCAATTACGGAATTGGAGTCCGTGATTTCAAAGGCGAATCCACATATTCTTGGCCGCGATCAGGGTTGGTTTAAGACATGGAGCCAGTCGGGTAAGCAGGAAGATGACTTGCAGCCTGCTGTTGAGCTGATTAAAAAGTTTGAGGGCTGCAGACTTGAGGCTTATCTGTGTCCTGCTGGTGTCTGGACAATCGGCTATGGCCATACGGGCACGAATGTAAAGGCTGGCCTGAAGATCACGCAGGCTGATGCTGAGGCGTTGCTTCTGTCTGATATTGAGCGCTTTGCCCGTGCTGTTGATACTTGGATCAAGGTTGATCTAACGAATAATCAGTGGTGCGCGTTGATCAGCTTTACGTTCAATGTTGGCATTGGTGCGCTGCAGGAAAGCACACTGCGTAAGCGACTGAATAACGGCGAAGATCCCGTCAAGGTGGCGATGGAAGAGCTGCCGAGGTGGAACAAGGGGGATGGCAAGATCCTTGAGGGTTTGGTGCGTCGTCGCCGGGCTGAGGTTGAGTTGTTTTGCCATGGCGTAAAGCCTTTAACGAATGACGTGAAACTGACACCAGATAAGCCGTTTGATTTTCGCGTTACGCCACACATCAAATATGGCGAGCTTGCATTGAATCAAGAGGCTAGAAGATTTGACAAACAGCATCAGTGTGATACGGCGATTGTGCTGTGTAATTTCCTTGAAAAGGCAAGGGCTGCATTTGGCGGTAAGCCGATCATCATTACCAGCGGTTATCGCCCTCCGGCTGTCAATCGCTCAGTTGGCGGCGCATCTAATTCAGAGCATCTTTACGACGTACCTGATACCGGAGCGATTGATTTTTTCATTGAAGGTGTCAATATCTACGACCTGCAGGAGTGGTGCAAGGTTCACTGGCCGTACAGCTTGGGTCTAGGCGCACCAAAGGGTTTCATCCATTGCGGCATACGTCCGGGCCGGCCTAAAGTCGTTTGGATTTACTAGTGCTTCGTGCTGCTGCCTGATTCTGAGATCCGTGCCCTGTGCCAGTCTCACGCTCTGATTCATCCCTTTAATCCTGATCGCCTCAACCCTGCCAGCTACGACGTGGCGCTAGGCGACAACATCATGATTGAGGTGGCCGAAACCCCCGAGCTGATCAGGCACAGCATTAAGACGCACACCAAGGAGGATCCGTACTGGCTGCAGCCTGGTGAATTCATCCTTGCTGAAACGGAGGAAACCTTTAATTTCACCGACGAGGTTGCCGGGCAGTTTGTCCTTAAGTCCAGTCGCGCTAGACAGGGTTATCAGCACATGCTGGCTGGCTGGATAGATCCGGGCTTTAACGGGTCTGTACTGACCCTTGAGATTAAAAACGTTCGACAAAAGCACCGGCTGCCTGTTTGGCCAGGAATGCTGATCGGCCAGATTGTCGTTTTCATGATGTCCGAAGCTGTTGAGCAGAGCTATTCGGTCAAGGGGCACTACAACAAAAACAGAACCGTAATGCCATCTTGGGAAACGTTTAATATTCCGGCTAAGCCCGCTAGCTAAGCTTTCAGCGGAGAAGCAAGGATCCTGACCGTCTAGTTGGTGAGCTAGGCGGTTTTTTATTGCCTAGTGATCTGGACCTTGCTCATGCCGCATTGAATCGGGCAGATCTGGGTTTTGCAGGAAGTGAACCGAGAATTCGTTGTATCCACGCTGGTGTGCCCATAGTTGAACGGCACCGATTGTTTTGAAAGGCCCGACGCGTGTTTTGTCTGGTAGTTTGATGTAATAGTTCATGGTGGTTGTCTTCGCTACCGTTTAGGCAAGTCAGTGGCGGCCTTGTGGTTGATCACATTGATGGCACCGAGCTTGTTAGAAAACGTGATGCCAAGCGGCGTTTCAGGGATCAGATACTGTTGCACTTTAATTATCACTGCGCTTATTGTTTTGAGCCATTGGGTAGATCGCCAACGCTTGATCATGTAATCCCAAAAATCAAAGGCGGGACAAGCAACATGAATAACCTTGTGGCCTGTTGTTTTGGCTGCAATATGTCAAAGGGACACAAAGACTGGCGCGTTTGGTACAGGAGCTTGCCGTTTTGGTCGGAGATTGGAGAGGCAAGGATATTGGACTGGATTAGTCAGGATTAAGGCGAAGTCATTTGATGCTGATAGACCTGCGCTTGCCAAAGATCTGAGCTATAGCGGCACATTCCTTGATGGCAAGTGCGGTAGTACATTTCACCGCCTCCAGCAGGTTCTAAGACTTCGATATAACTGCCGTCGTCAAATTCCGTCTTGCTCAACACGGTTGGTTCCATCGTTATACAGGTGGCATTGATCTGCGAACTTACCGTAGGCGCTTTGCTTGGCTTCGGGGAACTCAAATTCGCAGCCGTTACCTCCGTTGTTGACGCGCAATACAGACCAGTGCCTGCAATCCCAGCAGGTTAGGTGGCCTCGTGGATCCGGATCAAGCGATTGGTACGTTTGGCCCTTTTTGATGCTTTGGTAAATGTTGTGAGCCCGAACAAAGGCGGTTTTTAGGTGTGTTGTTTGAAGATCAATGACAACCGTTGCACCGCCTTGTTTGGGTAATTTGACCTTGGCACGCCAATTTTCAACGAGCGTTCGCCGTTCTAAAACAACTCTGCCGTTGAATAAATTGATCATGTCATTCGTCTTCGCCAAAGGAAGGCATATGGAAGATGCGCTCTAGCTCGAAGTGATCTGGAGGCATTTCGTCTGGTGCCTGGCCTTCACGGAACGGGTCATTGAGATCCCGAATGATGTAGGCGACAGGCGTATGGCGAAGGCGTACCTGAAGCGTGCCAACCCGAGGGCTTTTGGCCAAGACGTTAAAGCACCAATTTTCAAACCAGTTCAGAAAAGGAACTTTGATCTTCATGGCTCAAGCCTTGGGTGGCATCAGTTGTGCGATCAGAAGGGTGATAGCAGTATCAGCGTACCGATTAGCCAGCTCGCTGTCAGTACCACCAACAGCACGGATGAGATCAGAACGGAGAACGTTGTAATCAAGGTCACGTAGGTTGCTGGCGACTTCGTGTGAAAACTCATCCCATAGGCCGGTGTAGGTGCTGTCAGTACGGCCTGCGCGGTCATAGATCACGTCCATGAAATCAGCACGGCGTTGATCCAGTTCAATGGCGGTCAGCATGGTTTTTAGCGATTGCGAGGGCTTCGGAACGGGTATCGCAGAGCGGGCCGTACCAGACTGAATTGCCATCCCAGCACCAAGGCTGAAAGGCAGACATGACACCGTAACCAACCCAGTCAGCTCCGTAACAGTGATGTTTGGGGCTGTCATATCGGCTGGCTTCAGCTTTGATCGGTGCCATTGGCTATCGGGCAATTAGCCGTTTGATAGCGGATGAATGGCTGCAGCGCAGCGTACATGCGGGCACAGTCGTCAATCGTGTGATTGTTGAACCGTGGTGCCCAGTATTCAGCTAGGCATTCAAGCAGGATCTGCTGTATTTCTGCTGTAGAAGTCGCAGATGGCGGCAAAGGTTGGTTCATCTATGGCCTCTGGAAAGCCGTAGGAACATTTACCGTGCTTGAACTCAACGCAGTTTGTGCAGTGGTTGGCGTTTGCAATGTATTCGGGCCGTATTGATTCCTTGACGCGTATGGGGACGCGTGGAATTTCAGGTGCAATGTCAGTCCATGATTTGCCATTGCGGATGAGAGAAATGGCCTGCCGTGTGACGTTGAACTGAGCAGCGAGGGTGCTGTTGTTTTCAGTTGATTGAATGATGTAGACCACATCAGCAGGCGTGAGCTTGGTTTTAATTACGCGTGCCATTCAGGCTGGGAAGTTTTACCTCACTGTGCTTGTCGGGGGTTAGCCAACGCAAGTCGTTGTAGACCGGCCCCCATGTTTCAAAGGCAATTTGTTTGGCCTCTGTTAAACCACAAGCAACGACCCAATCGTAAACATTGACGGATGGGATGGTGAAGTAAAAACGGCGCGGTTGTGGTTGCATGATTAACGGGCTTCAATGGGGCGCTTGGATAGGTAGAGCTGGGAGATTTGATAGGTGGCGCCAGTAGCAAAGCTTTGAACGATGTAGGTCGGCCATGAGCAGCCTTCTACCTTGCTGATCACTGTGGCTTCAACCTGAGGCCAGCCACGGACGTAACAGGGCATTCCGGGATGAAAACGCCACAGGTCACGTTCAACTCTGACGCCACGGGAATTGGGTGACATTTTGTAGACCTTTTGGCTGGTCGGGATGACGGGCGCAACCATGCCGGCGCATTGAGCGCTGAGTACAACGAGGCTCATTTTTGTGTGGTGTAGATGGCGTGCTGAGTACCGCTGTGGTGGGCGGTTTTAAGGGTGATGCCGTCGTGAATGATGGCGCCGAAGATGAGAGACGGAATCAGTAATTGCAGGATTCCGTAGATGCGATTTTTCATGGTGTGGTGTGGGATGTCGGTTGGCCGGATCGCTCCGGTTGGGTGAATGGTAGCGACTATTTGGGCGGAGTAAACCCCGAAAAGTGGGTTGTTGTAATTCGTGATCTTGACCCCCTGCCTACCGTGAGTGTGATACCGCCCTCATACCAATGGACAAGCAAGCATGGGATTGGATGCTGGTTAAACCAGAGCCAGCTAACGCCTTTCAAATTGAAAAAGAGGCCCGACGCCTAGAGAAGACTCCAAACGCCGGACCCATTGCCGCTCAGTTGTATCGGGCCTGGTCTATGCAGCAGACCTTGCTACAGCAGGCAACCAACCGCATTGCAGCCTTAGAACTACAACTAATAAAAGACAAATATCAAGAAGACAACTGAACATCCTTCCACGTCTTGCCGTATTTGATCAGATTGACGGTTGTGACATGCACGCCGTAATCGTTGGCAATCTTTTGCGCTGATTCACCGCCAGCAGCGAGACGGCGCTTGATCTCAGCCACCTTTTCAGCGTTGAGGGCACCACGCTTGCGCTTGGCCTTACGACGCTTGCCTGTCAGGGTGTTGGGCTGATCGTGCTCGGTTACAGCTTTGGGCTGTACAGCACCACCGGCTTTGATGACCTGAGCAGATTCAATCAACCGCTGAATTTGGCCAATGCGGTTGTTCAGTTCAACGACCTGAGAATCGGTAAGGATAATCATGGAATCCATCAGAAAGAGGTTTCAGGTGATTCGGGCTTCAGCGGGCTGAAGGAGCCTTTATTGCCCCACTTGCCGCCCCACAAGGAGAACCCGGTTTGCTCGGTGTATTCATCCTTGCCGGTGTAGATACGGATGGTTTGGCCTTTGGCTTCCGCCTGTTCAGCCATGGTCATCAAATAGTTGGCCGCAGCCATGGCCTGCTCAGAGGTGAAATCAACAACGATTTGTTCCTCTGGGGATTTGTCGTTTTTGCGGTTGCGATTTTCCTGAATGCGGAACTTCGCCGTAAAGGCAATGTCAGCCATTGTTTGTAAGGAAGCTTGAGATGATGTGGCGCAGCGCCTGATTGATGTTCTGACCTGATTTGGCACAGTACATCTTCAGTTGCCGGTAGGTATCAGGCGGAAGTTTGGCCGCAACGATTGTGCGGTTTTTTCTCCGATTGATTTCCTCTTGTGTTTTGGGCCGTCGCCCTGTCATGCGGGATTGTCAGCGATGTACTTAGCGATGAACTCCTTGTGTTCAGGGAACTGGATGCGATCAGCAATACGTGGCGCCATGATCTTGAAGTGCTTTTTGAAGGCAGTAATCAGGTCGTCACGTTTTTCGTAGCCCTTCACCCAGCCCTTGATTTCCTCAACTTCGTCATCGGTCAAAAAGACGACCTTTGATTCGGTACTGGCAGCTTTGGGTTCAGCTTTGGGCTTGGCCTTGGGCTGAGTGTCCCGCACTTGGGACGGTTCCTTAGGAGTGTCCTGCTGCAGGGCAGGCTTAGCGGAGTCTTCGCGGTGCGGATTTTCTATGGCTTCCCGCGCCCAGAGCTGCCATGCAAGGCCGAATTGCGCGGCTGCAGCAGTACAGAGGCAACGCCGATGAGCGTCAGTGAGATCACGGGCAGTGACCTTTTCAAACGCGATGGCGTTATTACGGTTGTCCATGATCGCCTGCGGGAAGGGCGGCGTATCAGATCCGTTGACGTGTTCAAAGCACCCGACCACATAAGCGGTTCCGTCGGGAGATTTCCAGACATGGCCGGTTTCTGGGTGAGCCTTAAGCGCAAATTGCCAGCCAGGCGCAAAATCATGGAGAAGGTGGGCAACGCGGCACCAGTTGACGTAATCAGCGGCGTAAGAGCCGGTTCCTTTGGTTGATACGTCTTGCTGCGTGATGATGCCCCCGAGATTGGGGTAATCGGTCATAGGGATTCGGCAGTGTGGTGATCGGTGAGGACAGGGCTCCGGCCCTTACGTGGAGTATACCCCTAAATGGGATGGCTGTCTACAGCAGCTCAAATGTATACCCATTGGCCTTGTATCCATGCTTCACAGACCTAGCAATACACTGCCTAACCACAAACACATCACGCGCTGCAGCGCCCAAACTTGGGTAGATCTTGCCGGTTTCAATGCAACGCACCCGATGCTCTGGCCATTGCCGATCAGGCCGCTTGGGATAGGCGCGCAGAATCTCCTTGGCCCACCGTGAGTCTTCCAGCAGCATTTGCAACCCAACCTCATTGGCACCACCAAGGCGAGACGGGTGGTTACGCGCAAAATCCTTAAACATTTTTGTCGTCACGTAATTAAACGTCTGCTTTTTGTTATCACGTCTGTAGGTCTCAATCGGGTTGTTTTTAAGGCGCTTCCAGCCCGCAACCGTGTCCCTGGAAAGCCCAAGCATCTGGCTTAGCTTCATGAAGGTATAAAACTCAACTGTTGGCCGATTTGAGTAACCAAATGTTCTCAGCTTCTTATCAATCGCATTCTTGCTGCGATCAGGTAATCCATTAACGCGTGCCCATAAATTAAACGACCGCGCAAGCCGTGACAGCGGCATCGTATTTACGTGATCAATCAGCCAATCTGTTTCTTCCTGCGTCCATAGACGAACCGGTGTTCGTGGTTTGTTGGCACAGCTCTGGCTGCAGGTCTTTCGCGTTGATGGCCTGCCATTGCGCAGAATCTTGATGTCAAATGAAGCGCCGCAAACTTTGCAAATGCGGACGTACTTTGATGCGTTCACAGTTTGTTGATGGTGATCAGGGCTCCTGGTAATTCGCCTTCATTGGCGTACTGTTTTGTCGCTATCAACGTCACCACTTGCGAATCGTCTTTGATCAGCACGTTTGTAATACCGTCCAAGGTTGAGCGGCACAGCTTGTCAAGATCAGGCTTAGTGAACTTGTAAAACGGCGCCTTGGGCTTGATCTCACCTTTACTGGTGTAGTGCGCCTTGGGACGGCTGAACAGAAAGGTAATCAGCACGCTGACAGGTTCATCAATCAACGCCTCGCCGGTTTCAAGGGCAGCCTGGCTGACGGCAAAACGCCACGGCTTGACCTTCTTTGATGCCTCAATCATGCGGCCATTGCCAACATGACGCTTACTGCCCTGTGGCGCCGGCTCAATGCCCTGCACGGCAAACTTCACTTCGTATGCGTCAGACAACGATTCAGGTGTTCCACTGGCGTGCTCAGTGTGATGCCTTGCACGTCGGGGCGCTTGGAAAGTAACCAGAACAGAACCCGCGTTTGCCAGCTCAAGCCATAAGGGTTGTTAGTCATCAGATCGCATCAGGCAGTTTTCAAGGTGTTTTTTCTGTGGAATGGACTGGTAATACAGGCTCTTGCGTTCGTCTTTGGGGTCAACGGTCAGCAGGTACTGCACTAGCTCTGCCACAGCGTCTGTGTACTGATCTGGATCCCATAGGTCGTACTTGGCCAAGATGGCATCAATGCGATCGTCTACGGGAGAGCCAGCCATCAGAACTCTGCCTTTGGCAGCGTCACTCTCCAGTATTCTGTTTCACGCTTGCTGGCGATGCCTTCAAACTCCTCTAGCTGCTTAAGCTGCTTTACCGCTTCGCTGTACTGGTAAGTGGTTTTGACGCAACGCGTGGCCTTAATGCCATTGCAAGCGAGGTTGCCGTCGTCGTCTTTGATGTCGTCTAGATCGCCGGCGGTGTACATCAGGGCAAGGTCATCCATGAGGCGATCAAGGATTTCCTGATGACGGGCGATTTCCTTTTTGGTGCTGGCGATAACGCCGAGCAGTGTGCTGGGGTTAGTCATGGTGAAGAAAAGGCCCCATAAGGGGCCATGAGATCAGAACAGGAGGCCGAGGCAGAAGCTGACGGCTGCAATCCATAAAGCAACGGTGATCTGTTCTTTGGATTCGTTCACCTGTTGTTTAAGGGTTGAGGTGGTGTCGGCTTGCTGCTGTAGCAGGTCGATCAGTTGCGCCTTGGTGGCACGGTTGAGGTTGGTCATGGCGTTTCGTGTCGTGGTGGCATCGCTGCCATAGGGAGTATACCCCTAGACGGAGGGTGTGGCAACCCGCCTCAAAACTCAGGCTGATTCAGCATCAAAAACGCATCACGGGCGCCCTGCCACTCAATCACCGCCTCATCCACATCCACCTTCTGCAGCGTCGTACTGCCAGGCCGGCTCCACAGCACACCAGCCTTCTGTACGTACAACTGCGGCCAGTGCAGGCTGAGCATCCCTAAATACCCACCTAGCTGAGGGCTCACGTCATACGGGCTGGCATCGGCCTTGCCTTGCGTCTTCAAATCCACCAACACAAGCTGCTGATGGTCATCCTTCCGCCGCAGCAAGCAATCAAAGCTGCCCGCAATGTTGCGCTCTAAATCGGCCAATCGATATTCACAAGCCACAGCTTCATAGGTATTCCAAACGGAATGTTCCAGCAACGGTTCAACCCATTCTTTGTATTCCTCTGGATACTCACCAGCATCACCAGTCGTCAGAAAATTCTCCAGCGCCAGATGCACCGCTTTCCCACGCGGCTCCCAAATGTGTTTGGTCTCCATGATCCGCTTCATCGCCCACGCATCCTTCGTGCCTTTGCACACCTGTGTTACTGAATGATTCAGCCACTGGCCCGTGGGTTGCCATTGGTAGCGGTGTGCCTCCTCGTTGAACAGGATCGGCAGCGGCGGGAGCCAACGCGAAGTCTCTGGGGTCTGTGACTTGGACGCGTTCGGATGGTGTGGGCTCATCTCTGAGAAGGTTGCGGTAAGTAGGCGGTGTGAAGCCGGGAATGCGCTTGGCATCCTCCATTGTGATGACCCAGCCGCGTGAAGGCACGTCTAGATCCTGCATTGTCCAGTGACCGGCTTCGATGCCACGCCTCAATAAAAGGCGTACCTCTGTGAGATCAAATGCGAGTTTCATGTGTCCATTGTGATCGTGCCTGCGTTGCCATGCCGATGCCTGTCATGCCCCACCACTCGTTGCCTAGCCAGCGTGACCAAGCCAGACCAAGCCTTGCCGCGTCGCGCCTTGAAGCGCCTTGCCTGCCATTCCATTCCGCACCGTGCTGGACCTCACGAGTCCACGCCAGATCTCGCCACGCCTTGCCTGCTTCGCCTTTCCTTAGCTTGCGATGTCAGTCCGCACCTTGCGCTGCCTGCCTTGCCTTGCCATTGATCGCCTAAACGATCCTCGCCCTGCCTGCGATTCCTCGCCAGACCTAGCCGCTTCCCGTCGTGCCCTGCGACGCCATTCCTGCTTTGCCCTGACCGGCCATACCATTCCCTGCGCGTCCATGCCTGCCATTACTAACCCTGCGCCGTCCCGCCTGACCAGACCACGCCCTTCCATGCCTGCAATTCCATGCCGTGCCTGATAGTCGAATTAAGCAGCCTGCTGCAACGCTGAACTGGCAATAGATAATGCCTGCTCAACTTGCTTCAGCATCGCTCTCCGCTCCCGATCTCGCTGACCATCACCTGATTTGGCGACACGTTCAAGATCATTAATTGCAGCCTGCGCTTGTTGCAACCTTTGATAAGCAGCCTTGAAAGCTAACGCATACTCATCAAGATTTTTAACCGCAACAGTTGTGTCTTGGTAATACCCTTGCTCACCAGAACTGGCGGGTTGAATGTGAACGTAAGCAGGGCGAGATTCGCGCTCTTTGACAATAACCTTCAAAGAACGTGGCACTTGACGCAATTCATGCTTCCGCCATTTCTCTCCCGCCACAGCATCATCCCAAGTACACAAAGGATGCAAAGGCGCATCATCTGGCTTGGCTTCTTCAAGCATTACATCAACCGTAATGCCCCCATCGCGCTGCCTAATTCGTTCTAGTTCTTCACCCACAAGTTGTGGATCAACACTAAAACGAGCGTGGCTAGTCCATTCGTACTTTTTGTTAGTCATAGCAATCAAACGATGTTGAACAGACCGTTACCAACGCCAGCAGATTGTTTGCTGTCAGGACGGCCTTCGCCAATCCCAACCTGCATTCCAACCCTGTGCATCAAATTGGCAACATCTTCGGCAGTCAAAATCCCTGCGTCGTAACGAATGCGCAGGTTTGCAGCCCAAGGCATGTAAGTGGGACGTGGGCGCAGGTCAATTACGCCAGAAGCGTTACGGCAAGGGCTGACCACCATTTGAGGCTCGCCTTCTGTGATCCTCACCAACGGGGTGAAATCATCCGCGTCAAAGCCATCAGGCTCCACAAAAATGGCAAGCTTGGCTTTAGTCATCACAAAACCAGCAGCACGGCAAGCGCTGATTGCGGCATTGCGGAAACTGGCGGCATGGATGCCATCCCATCCTTCAGTGCTCACATGACGTGCACCGTTGAACAGGTCTTCAAAATCCTTTGCTTCGCGGTTCTTCCTTGATTTGGCGGTGGATCCGGCCATCTGCGTGGCCATCATCATTTCCTTCGCCTTAGCCGAAAACTTGTTGATCACCAACGGGGCAGTGCCCTTGATAGTCAATTCGAGGTAACGCATGTCAGGCGCCGTGATTACGACGGCTTTGCCTGGGTTAGCTGTTGTTGCCATGAGATACTGGGACCAGCCTGTGACTGGACGTGAGGTGTCAGTTGTGGGTTAGGGCTCCCGGTGGTGGAACACCGTGTTGGGCCCGTGCTCTGGAGTGTACTCCTAGAGAGTCCTAGGAGCAACCCCTTTCGTCAAATTTCTCGCCAAAGCCGCTCCTTGTCTGCTTTGTCTCGCTCTGACGCGGCCATCGGATGCACGACGTAACGCGCTGCCAGCGGGCTCTTGGGGTCATCAGCCCCCACGTTCGGGCAGAAGGTCATGTACAGGCCCTGATCGTCGTACTTGCCCATCGGGTGCCCGTAGGCGGCATCAGGCGGTGCTGTGCGGGTCGTGGTGACGCTGTAGCTCACTTGCTTGGTCTTGGCATCAGCGGTCTGCCAGACGTACTTGCCCTTGTTTTCTGGTGCGTACAGTTTCATGGTGAGTCTCAGATGAGTAATACAGGACAGGATCAGTCGTCATAAACCCAGCAGCGGTTGCCCTCATCCCAATACTTCCCGCCGCTCTGACGCTTGTGCTCTTCCAAGTACACCTCGTACTTGCCGTCACGAAGCCAGCGAAACAGGTCAGGAAGGCTGCCTACGAACTCCCCGGCACCCATCTTGCGCTTCTGCTCGGCAATCGCCCTTCTAGCGGCTTCTAGGAGGGTCTCAGGGCCTTCAAGGGCAACGATGCCCTTCCATTCGTCAAATGCCTTCGGCTTGGTCTGAGATGAGACGCGATCAGGCGCAGATTGATACAGCTTCCAGAAGGTCTCGAACTCTTCTGTGTATGCCGGCCTTTGCCGCGATTTGCGGGTTTTTGCCGCAGTTTTCGTTAATTTAACGACCGTATTCTTATTATTATCTGTATTTACTTCTATAGAAGAAGTTATAGTATTACTTATATTAGAAGAATTAGAGGCTTCGCTCCCTGTCGGTCGCTCCGCCAGCGTAACATCCTTGTCAACCCCTAAGGCGATTAAATGCAGGCAAAACGTAGACAGGGACAGGTAACTGGGCTTGTGAAGCATTACGACTTCGCCCAAATCATCGGGAATTCGCAGGTCGGCACGTAACGGCATTTTGCGGATGGAAACGGAAATTTGCGGAAATGTGCGGCAGCGCACGGCAGAAACCTTAGCCAGATTTTTCAGGATGGCAAGCATCCCAAGGCACATTTCCACAATCCCTCCAAGTCTCATCCGCGTCCCATTGGTCCCAAATACGTCTCAGCTGAGTCTCATCCGCCACCATTCTCTCGTTTTCGGTTTATCCTTGCTTCATCGCTTTTATTTCAACCTTGGCGCGTTCTACCGCCGCTGAAGTTAACTTCCGAATTGACACGGTTTACGGTCTCCTTACTGAAGGCCAATCCCGTGGTCAAATTGTGCAGTTCTGTGCGAAGCAATGGAACATTGATAATCGTCAAGCTGACAATTACATCAAACGTGCTCGCATTCGCCTAGAAGAGGACGCCGCCATGACGCGCCCTTCATGGATCGCTGAAGCCCTAGGTCGTGCTCGCACCTACGAACAGTCCGCCTACAAACGCGGGCAAACCCAAGTCGCCCTAAACGCCATTCAGCTTCAAGCCAAACTGATCGGCCTTGAAATTTGAGCCTGCTCGCCCACGCCCCTGGCGGCTTCCTGCTTGAACCGCCCATCCCAGCAGACCTGCAGGATCAAAAGGACTGGCTGCCATTCGCTGAGCAGCTTTACCAAGGCTTGACCGGCCCGCAACGTCAGGTCTGGGATGCGCCCGAACGTTTCAAGCTGCTTTGTTCTGGCCGCCGCTTCGGCAAGACTTACCTCTGTATCAGCCGCCTTGTCGCGTGGGCCATTGAGCACCCCGGCAGCCTCAACTGGTATGTGACACAAACATATAAGTCGGCAAAACAAATTGCATGGCGCCAGCTTCGTGCCATGGTGCCGCCTGAAATGTTTGCCAGAAAAAATGAATCTGAACTGTCTGTTGAATTAAGTAATGGCAGCGTCATTGCCTTAAAGGGTGCCGAATCCGCTGATGCCCTTCGTGGTGTGTCGCTGAGCAGCCTGATCGTTGACGAAGCCGCTTACGTCAAGCAGGAAGCATGGGAGATGGTGCTGCGCCCAGCGCTGTCAGACCAAGGTGGTCCGGCATGGTTTATTACGACGCCTGCTGGCCTCAACTGGTTTCATGACCTATGGGAACAAGCGCAGGATCAGCCTGACTGGTCAACTTTTAGTTACACCACCATTCAAGGCGGCAATGTTCCCGAGGATGAGGTTGAGGCTGCCCGTCGCACGCTTGACGACCGCACCTTTCGCCAGGAATACCTCGCCAGCTTTGAAACCCTGTCGGGCCGTGTCTACCCCGATTTCAGCGACGACAACATTTCAGATACTGTCCGCGATACCGGCGGTCCGATCCTGTGGGGCACTGACTTCAACGTGAGTGTGCTGGCCGGTGTGCTTGGTAGCCGTGTAGGCGACACGCTCCATATATGGGATGAGGTGTCCGTAACCCAGACCAACACCGATGAGGTGTGCGCCATGCTGCGTGATCGGTTCAGGGATCGAAAGCTGATCGCTTATCCGGATCCAACCGGTAGTGCCCGCAAGACTTCATCGGCTGGCCGCACGGATCACGAGATCATCCGGCAGTACGGTTTCGGCGTGGTCAGCCCCAAGGCACCCTGGTCAGTAAAGGACAAGATCAACGCCACAAACAGCTTGATTCGTAACGCCAACGGCCAGATCCGCCTGTTTGTCCACCCGCGTTGCAAGAACACGATCAAGGCGCTGCGCAACGTGACGTACAAGCAGGGTGCTGACGATTACGTGATCGACAAGTCGGCTGGGATTGAGCACTGGACAGACGGGCTGGGGTATCTGGTCATGTCTGAGTACAACCCGCTACACGCGAACGCGGGCAAGGGCACAGGCATCAGGCTGTATTGATCGCCATGGGGTATACTCTCAATATCTACCGCTACCCTTAAGTCGTTCCCGCTCTGCCTTGGCGTCGGGCTGTGCCTTTTTCTTATGTCCGCTCCCCTCTGGCGCGATCTTGAAGCCGCCTTTGACTCCGTTCAGGACAACGGCTCATACGACTTCAACGAAGCCGCCTCAGCCATGCTTGCCACCCTCCAGCAATGGCTTTACGACGAAGGCTTTGACGAAGCCGGTGATGCCCTTGACGATGAAATCAACCGCGCTGATCAATCCGAATAAACTTTGATCCTGCTGGGTCGGTTCAAACCGTAAGGCTGAACGCCGTGTGTGGCGGTATCGGAGGCCCAGCCATTATTCCCGATTAACCTAGAGCCATAGACTTTGTGCATGGCTAGGCGCAAAAGATGACGTACACCGGTTTCAGGCACTATGACCGGAATCTGACGCGCACGGCCACGCAGGTTCAAGATCCCAATGGCACTTGGGTTGCGCAGGAAGCGCACTGGATCTTGATTGAAGATCTGCTGCAGGGCACTTATGGAATGCGCCGCAAGCATCGGCGTTACCTCCCGCAAGAACCACGCGAGCAAGACGAAAGTTACGACAACCGCCTAGCCCGTAGCGTTTGCCCGCCGTATTACCAGCGGCTTGAACGGATGCTGGCCGGCATGTTGACCCGTAAGCCTGTACGCCTTGACGACGTACAAGATGTAATCCGCGAACAACTGTTTGACGTTGACTTGGCCGGCAACGATCTGAACATCTTTACGTATGAACTGAGCCGCAAGGTTGTTCGTTACGGCCACGCTGGCGTGTTGGTTGATTTCCCTAGCCAAACCGACGACGAAATTCAAAACATCACGGATGTTGCGTCTTTGCGTCCGTATTGGGTTACTTATACCCCGCGTGACATTCTGGGCTGGCGTTCTGAACTGGTCAACGGCGCACAGCAGCTAACTCAGCTTCGTTTGATGGAGCGAGTGACAGTTGTTGACGGTGAATATGGCGAAAAGATGGTGGAACAGGTGCGTGTATTGCGCCCTGGATCTTACGAATTGTTCCGCCAAAACGATCAAACCGGCAACTTTGAAACGGTCGCAGAAGGCACCACCAGCCTTGATTACATCCCGTTTGCTACGGCCTATTCCAACCGTGTTGGCCTGCTTGAGTCTCGCCCGCCGCTGGAAGACATTGCCGAGCTGAACCTGAAGGCGTATCAGATCCAGAGCGATCTGGATAACATGCTGCACATTTCTGCAGTGCCGATGCTCGCCTTCTTTGGCTTCCCGTCTAGCGCCGAGGAAGTTAGTGCCGGCCCTGGTGAGGCGATCGCATTCCCCGCCGAAGGCAAGGCCGAATACATCGAGCCAAGCGGCAATAGCTTCCGTTCGCAGTTTGACCGTCTGCAGCAGCTTGAACGGCAGATCAACGAACTTGGCCTATCCGCTGTGTTGGGCCAAAAGCTAAGTGCCGAAACTGCCGAGGCCAAGCGTATTGATCGCAGCCAAGGCGATTCCACCATGATGGTGATCGCTCAGCAGGTGCAAGATCTAATCGACAACTGCCTGCGTTTCCACGCTGATTACCTTGGCATTCAGCAAGCTGGCAGCAGCTACGTCAACCGTGATTTCCTTGGCGCACGCCTTGAACCGCAAGAGATCACTGCACTGCTGCAAACCTACACCGCTGGTGTCATCAGCCAGAAGACGTTGCTCGATCAACTTGCCCAAGGTGAAGTGCTTGGCGACGATTTTGACGTTGAGGAAGAGCTTGAAGCAACACAAGCTGGCGGACTGATTGAAATGGGCGGCCCCGAAAACCTTGGCGCAGAAGATGTTGTTGGCGAAGAAATGCCTAGCGATGAAATGATGCAATGACGCAATCTGGCGTAACACCCCGCCTGCTAAACGTTGAGCAGTTCAAGCGGCGCATTGATCGCAGAAATCCGGTTGCCAACATTTATCGCAACGCCATTGATCTAAATCGTTTCAGCAATGCGGTCGCCAAGCAAATTGTGCGTGATTACAACGCCATTATCCTTAGCGCCGTTGATGATCTGAAGCGCATTGATTTTGGTGAAGCTACTGCCGGTGCTGGCATCGTTAGCCCACAATCAGTGCAGGCTCAGCGTTTACGCGTCATCCTTGCTCAACTTAAAGAATCGCTAGACGGTTGGGCGGGTAGAAACACAGCGTATGTAACCACTGAGCTACAGGGCTTGGCCGAGCTACAGACTGAATTTGTCACTGAGCAACTGCGGCTTGCGATTGAAGGTGGCCAAGTTGGCGCACGTGGCATTGAACCCAGCGTTGTTGCTCAGCAAGCTGTCCGCACCGTAGAGGTATCGCCAAACTTCGCCGCGACTGTCGCCACGGTTGATCCAACTGATCTCAACTTCACGCTGCCTGGCACTGGTGGCTTCAATCTGACTGCTGCACAAGGCTCAGCCATTACCCTTCCAAATGGCGAAGTTGTATCTAAAGCCTTTCGTGGCCTAGCCGAATCTCAAGCGCAGCGCTTCAACGCCATTGTCCGCACGGGCCTTTTGACCGGTGAGCCGACACCTCAAATTGCCCGCCGCATGGTTGGATCGCTTGATTTTGGCCAGCTCGCAAAAACAGCACGACAGCAAGCCTTAGCCGGTGGTGAACTAACCCGTATGGCTGACCATCAGGTGCTCACCATTGTGCGGACCAGTGTGCAGCAGGTGGCCAATGAAGCAAGCCAGCAGGTGTATCGCTCTAACGAAGATGTAACGCAAAAGTATCAATACCTTGCCACGCTGGATAGCAGGACATCAGCGATCTGCCGCAGTCTTGACGGCAAAACATTCAAGTACGGCGATGGTCCTACGCCACCTGTTCATTTCAACTGCCGCAGTACAACAATCCCCGTCATTGATTACCGCGCCCTTGGACTGCGTCCACCCGAGGAAGTAATTGGACCTGCTCGCCGCGCTGCTGCTGGTGGTCAAGTTTCAGCAGACACCAACTATGCAAAATGGCTGCGTGATCGCCCTGAAGTGCAACGTGAAATCTTTGGCAGCAAGCAACCGTATTACACAATGCTGGTAGACAAATACGGCCCAGAAGGCGCTTTGTCCCGCATGGTGCGCGATGACGGCAGTGAAGTTAGCCTGAAACAGTTGCAGGAGCGTTATGGCAAACCCGCCGCTTAGGCACTTCAAAGACGGTTACGTTTACAGCGATGCCGTGTGCGCCCTTGTTGGTGAAACTTGGATCAACGCCATCTATACCAACGAAGGTTGGTTCACGCCTGATCTAAGCACTAAATTGGATGCAGTTGCCGAATGGCGCGATGCCTCTGAAGAAAGGTCGGAGCAAGAAAGTCATTCAGGAAAACATCAAACGCGAAATCAAGGCGGGCAAGCCTCCAAAACAGGCAGCCGCAATCGCCTACGCAAAAGCCGGTAAATCACGCAAGAAAAAGTAATGGCCATCGGAATTGGATCCCGCGTTAGCTGGGTTTATCAAGGCACACGCACCTACGGCACCGTGACCGGCAGGGCTGGCAACCGCGCAACTATTGAAGGCCCGTCTGGTGGCAAGGTCACACGTGTTGGTAGCAACGACGACCCGATCCTGCGCATTCAATCGGAATCAACCGGCAACCCAGTTCTGAAAAAGCGATCAGAATTGCGTGAGGCGCCCAAAAGCAAATGAACGGCAAAATCTGGGAGGGCAGTTGCACCTACCTCAAGTGCGCTGATGGCCTGATTGAAGGTCGCTTTCTGTTCCCTGTTCCCAATAGCCCCGAAGGTCTTGGCGCGTTGATGGGGCGTCTTGCTGAAGGCGTTGAAGTCATTACCTGCACTGAAGGTGACGACGACGAAGACGACGAAGACGACGACTAACGGCCTTCACTTTGGTGTATCCGATCCTTAAGCTCAGCCACGTATTTACGCAGCGCGTTGGCGTTATCCGCGTGCCAGCGGTCATGAGTCTTTAGGTATTCCCGCGTGTGCAGATCAATCGCCTTCAACATATGGTGAATGATCGGGTTCCATGGCTCACGTACTGGTGTATCCCATTCACGACGGGACATGACGTGCAAAAAGCAGCGTTTACTTATACACTTTGGCGGTAAACCCTACGGGTCACAATGTCTGACGAACAACTGCAGGAAGCTACGCCGATTGCAGACAATACCGATGCTGAGGCGTTGAAGCGCAGTATTGAAGCTCTGGAGCGTAAAAATCACGAACTAATCGGCAAACTCAAAGCTGCCAAAGAAAAAGCTCCCGCCGTTCCTGATGGTGTAGATGTTCAAGAGCTTTTGGATTTCAAGCGCAAAAAGGAACAGGAAGAACTTGAATCCAAAGGCAAGTACGACGAAGCGCTAAAGCAGTACGCCCAACAGTTTCAAGAACGCGAGGAAGGTTACAAAAAGCGCATCGCTGAACTTGAGTCAAAGCTGACCGTTAATCAGCTAGACAATCGCGTTGTTGCCATCCTTGCTGAACAGGGTGCCCATAACCCGCATGATGCGTTGCGCCTTGTGCGTGATCAACTCAAGCTTGACGAAAACGGCAACCCCGTGGCAGTGGACGGTTACAACGAAGTGCCGATGGAACAATGGGTTTCACGCCTCAAAGAAGAGCGTGGCTACTTGTTCAAGCCACCCACAATCAAAGGGTCTGGCGCTCCTGTCGTCAGCCGCTCCGGTTCTGGTGATGTACCTGTCGGCACGAAAAACCCGTTCAGCCGTGAGCATTTCAACCTCACCGAACAATCCCGCCTGTTCAAAACTGACCGCGATCTATACGAGCGCTTGAAGGCAGCCGCAAACAATGCTTAATATGTAACCGTTAGACGCGAATTGGCTACGCCGTCCGTCATTGGGTTACGCCCGCATCGTAAAACCATTCTTGAGGATTAGTCATGGCGACCCTTCGCTCTGACATCATCATCCCCGAGGTATTTACGCCTTACGTCATCGAGCAAACCACTCAGCGTGATGCCTTCTTGGCTTCCGGTGTGGTGCAGCCCATGGCTGAGCTGAATGCCACCGAGGGCGGTGATTTCATCAACGTTCCTTTCTGGAAAGCAAACCTTTCCGGCGACTTTGAGGTGCTGACTGATAGCTCCTCGCTGACCCCTGGCAAGATCCAAGCTGATAAGCAAATCGGCGTGATCCTGCACCGTGGCCGTGCCTTTGAGGCCCGTGATCTGGCTGCTCTTGCTGCTGGTTCCGACCCCATGGCTGCCATTGGCGCCAAGATCGCTGATTACGTTGCTAACCAGCGTCAGAAGGATCTGCTGTCCTGCCTGCAAGGTGTGTTCGGTTCGCTGAACGCCAACACCAGCAGCTCTGCCTTCTTCGATCTCTGCATCGACTCGGCTTCTGCCGATACTCCCACCACTCTGAGCCCCCGCCATGTTGCTGAGGCCCGCGCCATTCTTGGCGATCAGGGTGAGAAACTGGCTGCAATGTGCGTCCACAGCAAGGTTTTTTACGACCTTGTTGAGCGTCGCGCCATTGATTACGTCAGCACTGACGAAGCTCGCGGCACCTCCACCACTCAATCCGGTGGTTCGCTGGCTGCTGCTTATGGCGGTCAAGTCAACGTGCCCACCTACATGGGTCTGCGTGTGATTGTGTCCGACGACGTGCCTACTGCCGGTTCCGGTAGCACCACTGAGTACGGCACTTATTTCTTCACCGCTGGTGCAGTGGCTTCGGGCGAACAGCTCGCCATGCAGACTGAAACCGACCGTGACATCCTCGCCAAGAGTGATGCAATGTCGATTGACCTGCACTACTGCTATCACCCCGTGGGTGCTAAGTGGGGCGTCACTACTGTGAACCCGACTCGCGCACAGCTTGAAACCGTGGCCAACTGGTCCAAGGTGTATGAGCTGAAGAACATTGGCATTGTGCGTGCCACCAACGTCTCCAACATGGACTGAGGAGGACATTAACAATGGCTTCGATCTTTGAACTCGGTGACATCCCCGGCGGCCTTCTGCCGGCTCAGATGAAACTGGCGGCTCCTACTGCGACCGCAACCCTGTCTGCAGCTAACAGCTACAACGTCATCATCCGTGGCGTTCCCTCTGCTGCTGCCACTTACACCACTGCTACTGCTGCGGAAATCGTGGCTGCCATTGGTGGTGATTGCGCTGTGGGCACCACTTTCATGGTGGTTGTGCTGAACGCTTCGGCTGGTGCTAACACCATTACCGTGGCTGGTGGCACTGACGTGACCGTGAGCGGCGTGGCAACTGTTGCTCAAAATGCCTCCAAGGTCTTCCTTGGTCGCGTGACTGCTGTTGCCTCTGGCTCTGAAGCGATCACCCTTTATGGTCTGGGTTCTACCGCTGCTGCGGTTGCCTGATTTTGGGTCTGTTCGCTTTCCGGCGACTGCGTGAATCGGAGGCTCTGGCTTCGGCTGGGGCCTCTTTTTCTAATGCAGAGCCAACTCCTAAACTTGAAGTAACACAAACGGCGCCCGCCGATGGCAATAACAATCGACGCAACAGTGGGCGGCGCAAACGCCAACAGCTACCTGACGCTGGCAGCAGCACAAGCGCTGATTGATGGCTTTGTAGAAGACGATGACGTGGTTGCTTGGGCAACTGCCACTACTGATCAAAAGAATCGTGCGCTGGCATCGGCTACGCAACGCCTTGACCGTGAGCGCTTTCTTGGTGCCCGTGCCACTGATACCCAAGCCCTGCAATGGCCGCGTACTGGCGTAAGGAAGCCTGACACATACATCAACACGTACACCGTTGGCTTCCCGTTCCGCATTACAACGGACTATTTCACCGACACCGAAATCCCAGCTCAGGTGCAATACGCCCAGTGTGTGCTGGCGGTTTACCTCAACAACAACAAGGATGGCCTTGGCCTGTCTGGCGTTGAGGATTACAAGCGTGTTCAGATCGGCAGCTTGACCGTTGAAACCGCAGGTGCCAGCAGCGTGGCCACAGGTGCAGATCGTGTGCCGCCAATTTTTGAACGGTATCTGACTGGGCTTAGAATCAGTGGACCGGGCAACTTTGCTATTCGCCGGAGCTGATCATGGGTTATGCGTATCCGGGTGCTGAATACATCAGCGACACCAGCGCCCACACCGGACGCTTCGGCAAGATTTGCGCCCTTGAGGATACGGTGATCGCAACGCTGGTGGCTGAGGATTACACCGGTAATGCGCTTACCTCTGTCACGCTGAACGCTACGGCTGAGCTGTATGGCGTGTTTACCAGTGTCACGCTTGCTAGCGGTTCTGTCGTCGCTTATAGGCTCTGATCATGACCACCTTTCAGCGCCCAGACAATACTTACAGCATCGGCGGTGATTTTGTCACTTCAACTGATGCCAAAACTGGACGCTGGAATCGGATCGTTGTGCTGAAAAACAACACCAGCTTTGCCGCGCTGACTGCTCAAAATTGGACTGGCAACAGCATCGTCAACGAGGGATTGCCGGCAGGTTTTGAAATTCAAGGCGTGTTTACGGCCTTCACTTTGAACAACGGTGGCGCCGTTATCGCCTACAAGATCTGATCATGGCTAAATCACACGGCGGTGCAAGTCAAGTTGATTACGCAATCGGCGCTGAGGTTATTCACGACACTGCTGTTCACACGGGCAAATTTCACCATATCGACTTTTACGAAGGCAGCACAATTACCGCGATTGCTTCAACCAACATCATTGATAACAGCTTTGCGGGTGCCACCGTTGATGAAGGCGCGCACCTGAGCGGTTACTTCACCAGCATTCAGCTCCAAAATGGAGCGTGTATCGCCTACAAAATCTGATGGCACTTGCGACTTCGCTACGAAAAACGGCCAGCAAGCTGATGGCTAAATTCGGTGGCCAAGTCACCATCAGGCGCATTACGACTGGCGCTTATAACCCGACAACTGGTACGGCAACGCCAAGTGCATCGGAGACCGTGGTACGTGGTGTGCTTGAGGCTGTGGCCGAACGTGAGCTGAACGACCTGATCAAAAGCACGGACAAAAAACTGACAATTGCTGCCGCTGACTTGAGCTTTGAGCCTGCCGTGTCAGATCAGGTGACCGTGGCAAGCCGGATCATGCAGACAATTCAGGTCAACAAAATCGAGCAGGACAATCAGCCTATTGTGTTTGAAATGTTCTTGAGGGAGTGATATGGCGCGTCAGATCAGGATTGGCGAGATTGGTGATTACGCGGAGCGTCAGCTAAATCTGTTGGTCAAAGCTGCCGTATTGACCGCAGATCAAAGATTGAAGCTTGCCAGTCCTGTTGATACTGGCCGCTTTCGCGCAAGCTGGGCCATAGGTGAAAACGCTGCGCCGTTTCGTGGCGAACCTAAAGGCGAGTATCAGGGCAATACACCACCAAAAGCTGTTAACTACCAGCTCGGTAATGAAAAGATTGGCAACGTTTACAGCATTCACAACAACTTAGTTTACGCCGAGCCGTTGGCAAATGGTCACAGCATTCAAGCCCCATCTGGCTGGGTTGATTCCATCGCCAAAGACGTTCAAACTTACGTCAACGCTGAAGCGGACCGCATTGGTCGCAACTCATGAGCCTTAACACTGTCCGCTCCTACATTGAAGGCCGCATTGCAACCGAGTTTGCTGCGTCACCGGCTATTCAGGTTGCCTACCAAAACGTTCCGTTTACACCGCCCAACAACGCGAGCTGGGTTCAGGCCAACATCATCTGGGGTGATTCGGCTTACATGACGATTCTTACAACATCGGCCCGTGGCACTGGTGCTGGGTTTGATCGTCGTAATGGCACGCTTGTATTCAACATCTTTGCTCCGCGTGGTGCAGGCCCTGGTGCAGGATTGACCATCGCTCAGCGTTGCATTGATCTGTTCTCACGTTTACAGCTTGAAAATATAAAGTTTGACCCTGCAAATGGTCCGCGCACCATTGAACCTTCTGCGCCGGAAGGGTTTTCGCAAACACAAGTCACCATAAGTTTTGAGGCATATGAGCAAAGCTAGAATCTGATCAGCCACTACCGTTCACAACATGGCTGTTACTGTTCTGTCCGGTACGTCCGGCGCCCTTTACTACAAGCCTGCTGGCACCACCGGTACATTCGGTGAATCCAATGTCACCGCAGGAAGCGATGAAATCGTAGTTCAGTCGTATCTGAACCTGAAGGTTGGGGATCCCGTCAAATTCAGTGTGGTGAATAGCCAGACTGGCGGCTCTGGCACCGGCACCCTTCCCGCTGGTTTAAGTGCTGGCACCACTTACTACGTGATTACCTACACCGCCGCTACTGGTGTGCTGAAGGTTTCCGCTACTGCTGGTGGGGCTTCTGTTGATATTACTGACGACGGCACCGCTGTAGCTCCTAACGAATTTCAGGTTGCTTACGCGGATTACGCCGCTGTTGGTCAGGTGCAATCGTGGTCGTTTGAAATCAGCCGCGCTGAAATCGACGTAACCACCATCGGGCAAGTTGCTGGTCAGTACGCGCCCTTCCGTGCCTACATTCCCGGCTTTGCTGATGGCAGCGGCACTGCAACCGTTTACGTCACCAATGAGGATGCCGCCCTTTCTAACCGCATGGTGGAAGACGTGCTGCAACGCCAGCAAGTTGGTTGCGCCTTCAAGCTGTACACCGACAAGCAAGGCACCGAGGCGCTGAGCCGCTCCATTGCCATGGATGCTGTACTGATCAGCGCCAGCTTGAACATCAACCCTGATGACGCCCAGCAGGTAGAAATTGCCTTCCGTCCTACCGGCGTGCCGACCTTCGATTTCAGCACCTCTGCCTGATCTAGGCAACAAAATCAATACCCCTGGCTTGCGCTGGGGGCTTTTTTATGCCTAAAGTGATAACAAACGACTTGTTTTTATGCCTGCGCCTGTTTCGTCTGCTCTTGCTCGGCTGAAAAAGGCTGCCAACCTTTCGCCAATCAAGCGCTCTGTGACGCTAAGTAACGGCGATGTATTTGAGTTTTACGCCACTGCGCTGACAATGGCAGAGCGTGAACGCGCACAAAAGATGCCTGGCGGCGAAGAGGCCAATGGCTTTGCCTTAAACCTGCTGATTACCAAAGCCCTTGACGAAGCTGGGCAGCGCCTGTTTCAGGCCGGGGAAATAGCCGAGTTGAAAAACGATGTGCTTGACGCTGATCTCCAAGCCATGATGCTGGCGATCATCACCAACCCAGAAGAGCAGCAGGAAACTGACATGAAAAGCGCTAAAGGCTGATCTCAAAAAAGACAACCTGCTGTTGTTACAACTCGGCGTCGCAAAAGAGCTGGGCTACTCGCTGGCTCGGCTCAATGCCGAAGTAACCATGGAGGAGCTGTTGATTTGGAGCAGTTATTTTGAGCTGCTCAACGAAGAGCAGGAACGCAGGATGAAACGACGCCGGTAGACTGGCTTTAACGAAAAGGTTGTGCCGTGTCTGTCGTTGCCAACGTTGCTATTAACGTTGATAGCCGCAACGCGGTCAACCAGTTACGTCAAGTTGAGACACGGGCAAAGGCCACTGAGCAAGCTTTTAGTGCCTTACAGCAAGCGGTAGCTGCGTTTGGCGCAGGCTTTGCACTATCCAAGGTTATTGCTGATGTCAAAGAGCTGGATACCAACCTTCGCCGTCTCGGCACTGTTGGTGGAGATGTTCAAGCGCTTGACAAGGGCTTAGGTGTCCTTAGTAAACAACTTGACGGCGTAGCTAGTAAAGCTGAGCTGGCGGCTGCTAGCTACCAAGCGTTGTCGGCTGGTTTTACGGAGACTGGTGCCAACTTAAAAGTTGTTGAGGCTGCTACCAAGGCTGCTGTTGGTGGTCTTGTTGATGTGACAAGCGTGGTAGAAGTTACCACGAAAACACTTAATGCCTACGGCTTGGGCGGTGAATACGCAATCAAAGTTACCGACAGCATCAGCAAAGCTATTGAATATGGTCAAGTTCAGTGGTCTGATTACACAAGTCAATTAGGTCGTGTTGCTGCCACTGCCGCTCTTGCCGGCGTCAGTATTGACGAAGTAAACGCATTCGTTGCGGCTGCCACTAAGAACGGCGCCACGGCAGAGGTTGCATTTACGGGCCTTAGCGCAGCACTCGCAACACTGTTGAAGCCAACAAAAGAAAGCACTGAAGCTGCTGCTGCACTTGGTATTGAATGGAATGTCGGCGGCCTTCAAGCGCGTGGCTTCTCCGGTCTACTTGAAGATTTAAGCAAAAAGCAAGATGCAAATAAAACTGCTGTAGCTGCATTGCTGGGGTCGCAGGAAGCTTTGCGTGGTGTTCTTGCTGCTAACTCAAAAGCCGGCAAAGATTATCAAATTATTCTTGAAGGGCTTGGCGGTGCCACAGGAAAAACAGATAAAGATTTTCAAACAATGAAAGACAGCCTTGATAATCAACTCAAGGCACTTGATACGGCTTTCAAAAATTTAAGCGAAGCTCTTGGTACTGCATTTGGCCCAACTGTTGTTGGCACAATTGGTGATGTTACTGGCGCTGTTAATGCTTTTGCTGACGCAATCAACGCAATTCCGCAACCCGTAGCAACAGCAATTGCTGAGATTGTCAAAATTGTTGCGCAGATGATTTTGCTGCAAAAAGCAATTCAAGGGATTGTTGCTCTTCGCGCTGGTTTTGTTGCTGCAATGACCGGCATGGCGGCCACAACTGCAGCCACTGGTGCAGCCGCAACTACCAGCTCTTCTGCTTTTGCTCTTTACACGGCTAATACCAAAACACTCCAAGCCGCAGCAGCCACAGCAACCCCCACGCTTGTTGGCCTGCGTGGTGTATTGGCAAGCATTGCATCTATTGGAACAATTGCTGTTGCGGTAAATATCGCCGTCTATGGCTTACAGGCGGTAATGCAAGCTAGAGCCGAGCTTGATCGCTTACGCGGGGCCAGAAGTGCTGGCGGTGCCGCTGCTGCATTTGGTGGAAGTGCACCTGAATCTGCCAAACAAGCACAACGCAAAGTGCTTCAGCAAATTGAGGCGGAACGCAGGGCAAATTTACCGATGCAAGCAGTTGGCCAAATCAGCGGTTTTGGTCGTGGTCTAGGCAATACACGCGAGCAAATCCTTGCCGAACGCGAACGTTTCGCCCGTGGTGTTTTGGCACTGCCAACCCGTCAGGCTGGAGTCGGTGGTTTGCCCACGCCAACTTCCGTGGCTCAAATGCCATTTGATGAAGGCGGCGGAAAAGATAAAAAGAAAAAAGAACGCGAAAGCCAAATTCCTGCGCTTCAAAATGAACTTGCCTTGCAAAATAGGATTCTTGAAATTGTTGAAGAAACAGGTCTAGCTCGTTTGGCTGGCAACAAGGCAACAGAAGCTGCTCTGCAAATTGAGCAAATTTTAGAAGAAAGAAGCGCCAAAATTTCTGACATTAACTTAGAGAAAATTCCGAATGCTGAGAAGGAATTAAAAATTAAAATTGCAACCGCTGAAGCGGATAGGCGACTGGTAGAGGCGAGTTTTGCAAGACAAAATGCGGCGCAAGATCTTCGCGTTGAGCAAGAGAAGCAAATAGCCGAAGTTTTGTCCGGCTTGGATATGGAACTGGTCAAACTTCAAGCTAAAACCGATGCAGAACGGGAAGCAATTCAATTCCTAGAAATTGAAAACCAATTAAAAGCGCAAGGCATAACACTTACCGATTTGGATGCTGAGGCAATACGTCGCAAGATTGCTGAAATTCAAAAACTCACCAAAGAACAAAAAGCTGCGCAGGATCAGGCCAAATTTATTGAACAACAATTTGCGGCAATCGGTGCCGGCATTGGCGATTTATTGACAAATGCTTTCGATAATTTGATTAACAAAACCAAGGATTGGAATGACGTTCTGCGCGATTCGTTGATGGCAGTTGGTCGTCTATTGATGATGGCTGGTTTGAACATGCTTGCCGGTACTGATGGCAAAGGCGTGTTGTCGTTCCTTGGCTTCGGCGGTGGCTTTGGCACAAGAGCTGCTGGCGGACCTGTAACAGGCGGCAAACCTTACATCGTTGGTGAGCGCGGACCTGAGTTGTTCTTGCCCAGCACAGGTGGCAACGTCATGTCAAACAACGACTTACGTTCTGCCATGGGTTCCAGTTCCGCTGCAGCGGGCGCACCAGTGCTCAACATGAGTTTCCAGACCACCAACATCGGCGGGGTCGAATACGTCAGCCGCGATCAACTGGAGCAAGCCATGGCAGCCACCCGCCGCCAAGCCGCCAGCGACGGAGCAAAACGAGGGATGACAATGACCTTAGATAAACTGCAGCAAAGCCCTGGCACTCGTAGCCGCGTGGGTCTCCGCTGATGACTGCTCAATTCCCCGGCATCAAACCATCAGAGCGGAGCTTCCGTCTCGGTCAGTTCCCTACAAAGGTGTATCGCGCCTTGTCTGGTGCCACAGTCAAACGAGCCTTTGGCAACCGCGCCTACGGCTACGAACTGCAGCTGACCTTCACCAACATCACCGATACCGCAGCGTCCCAGCTAATCGACCATTACAACGGCACATCTGGCGGTTTCAGCCGGTTCACCTTGCCCGCCGAAACATTTGCTGGGATGGATGCAACGCTAACCAGCAAGATCCAATCGCCCACGCAAATCAAGTGGGAATACACCAGCCCGCCTGAAGTGCGCTCGGTTTACGTCGGACGTAACACTGTGACGATCAGCCTTGCCGGGGAGCTTGATTACTGATGAGCGAAATCCGCATCGCACAGTATTTCAAGCTGACAACTGCTGGTGGTGTCGTTCATCGCTACCAGAATTATTTTGTCGGCACCAGTAGTACATATCTGAGCGAGTCCTACAGCTTTGCTCCGTTTCAGGCATCTGGTGCGCTTGCAACGCTCAACGGCGATAACGAAACGCTACAGGTGCTGTTTCCGAATCTTGAGGTTGTGCTGCGGCTGGTGGAGCAAGCCAACGGCAACCGCCTGAGCACTTTGGCGTTCACAAACGCATGGTTGAACGCCAGCGACCAAATCCTGACCGCGTTGACCGATTACTACGTCGGCATTGGCGCCAGCTTCAGCGAGACCACTGTTGAACTGCGTTTCCGCTCTGCAATCGACAGCGTGGGCAGTGCCTTCCCAGCTCGAACCTTGACACGCGAAAACGTTGGCCCGCTGCCTCTTAACAGCGAGCTGTACTTGCGGTGAACGACCTAATCGGCTTGAAGCGTGCGTGGGGCGCCTACCCCGGCGATGGTTCAGGTACGGTCGATTGCTGCCTGCTGTTTGCCGAGGTTCGCCGCCGGCTTGGCTATTACGATCACACACCAGATTTTGTTTGGTACTTTGAGCGCTATACCGACGACACATTTCCGCGTCGGATCATGGCGAAATGGCTGCTACAAAACGGCACGCGGCTATATGGTCCTGAGCTTCACGCGGTTGTGTTGTTGCCTGGTACAAAGGGCGGCGCCATGGGTACAGTGTTAGACGACGGCAACGTTTTGTTTATCAGCGAGAGATCCGGCGTGGTGCTGGCTCCGCTTCCGCCTAATCACGGCCATTATTTCAGGCTTCACAAATGACCCGCCGCCTACTGCCCTACGAACACCAGCTGATTGCTGAGCTGGGCATTAGCGAGCAGGAATATCTGAACTTTGTACAGGCGCAATTTGATCACACAAAGCTACCTGCGGACAAATTAAAAGAACCGCAGAACTGGGAAACAGTTGCAATCGTGCTGACGATTGTTGGCGTTCTGTTTCAGGTTGGGGCAGCACTGCTGGCACCTAAACCAGAACTCCCATCTCAACAAAACCAACGCCGCAGACGCGATCAAACTTTCTCCCCGCGTTTTGGTTTTAACAGCGCACAGGAGTTAGGAAAATACGGTGATCCAATCAACCTAATTTATTGCAATACCGACCAAAACACAACGGGCGGCGTTCGCGTCAACACCTCAATGGTGTGGTCGGCGGTTAAAAGTTTTGGTTCCAGTCAATTCATGCAGATGGCTGCAGTGCTTGGAGCATCAAACATTGATCCCGCTGGTATTGATGTAGCTCGCACAGCATTTGGTCAAGCAACACTGCGTCAGTTAGCAGCGCAAAAGTATTGGCTATATCTGCGTCAAAACGGAATACTGCGTTTCAGCGATTTGAAGTTTGGTAGCGGTACCGATCCAACTGCAGGTGCTGAACCTGCATCCGCGTTTGTTTACAAGGCATCGCTTTCTGGTGCAACACGTACAGAAGGATTTAGCCAAGCATTTTCACCTTCTACGGCAACCCGTTGCGGAATTACAGCTCCCATACCTATCAATGTTCTGTATCTAGACCGCGACGAAAAAGGTAGTTCTAACCAACGGGCTGAGTTGGGCATTGAGTTAAACGGACGTGGTGTGTATTGGCCTGATGCGCTGCTTGATAACTCTCGTCCCGCAATACCGTTGGGCACTGTCTTTACGCTGCGTTTTAAGGCACTTGCCAGTAGTGGAGCTGGCGATGTAAGGCAAGCTGCATCAGAACTGCGGCGTAGCTTGCTCAGTTCTATTGACGCCGCTAGCACGTACAAACTGGGTAGCGCCAAGTTTCGCGTTAAAGGGCAAATATCAGACCTGGAGTTAGATAACGATGCCACCACTATTGACCTGGAGTGCGTGGAATCTGGCGTATGCCCAGAGGAAGACTACGGAACGCAAAACTTTAAGGCCAACGAAAAAGAAGCTACCGATGAAATCACACGGCTTAACGCCGAAATCCTGGAACTACAGCGACTGATAAGTCAGACCCCACCTATTTTGAACGCCTCTGCCTCTGCAAGAGCTGGCGAAATCAACGCAAAAATCAACGAGATTATTGGTCTTGTTGACAGCATTGAAGAACTGCGTGATCGCAAGTGGACGGCGGCAGAAATCGACGCCATTGCTGGTGATGATGGCAGTGTTTACGACTCGAACGCTATTTACTTTGCGCAAAAAGTAGAAAATGCGCGAGAACAGCGCCGCTTGCTCCAGTCGAACATTGATGACGAACTTGATAAACCAGCGGCACAGCGTAATCGCACACGTATATCAAACTGGAAAGGCGAGATCCGCAACATTAACAATCGCCTTAAAAACCTGCAAGGTAAACTTGATGAAGCAATTCGCCAGTACGGCTTTGCTGATGGTAAAGGCAGAAGTCTGCGTGAGGATAGAAAAGCTTTCTTGCGCAGGCAAAGCAATCTGCAAAAAGAACTTTCACAAATTTATGGTGACGCAAGCAACGTTGATCTTGCCGCCACAAATGCCCGTGCTGCTGGCTGGCAAAATCAGATCACACAAAAACAATCCGAAAAGGCTTACTACGAATCCGTTATCAAGAATCCGGAACTACTCAACGACTTCTTTAACACAAAGTGCCTTGTAAAAATTGAAGAGGCATCATACGAAACAATTACACCCTGCCGAATTGTTGACTTTGCGTTGAAGGCTCGCGTTTTTAAGCGTATCCAAGGCCGCGCCAAAACATACGGCGAAGTGAGCATGGATAACTACAAAGACAGCGATAATGGCTACAAGTTGCGCTCGATGTTCTTCTGGGTTTGGTATCGCCGCACGGGCAATGCGTGGTCGCGTATCCCTCGCATTTTCGTAGTCCGCCGTGGCGCCGATCAGGATAACTACATGTTCCTGAAATTTATCGCTGATGACAATATCGGTAACTGGCAATTTAAGTTCGAGCCTATTGCTGAAACAGCAGCGGAAATGCGCTATTACGGCGTAGCAGATTTTGCCTACATCGAAAACGCAGGCACGGTACAAAACATCGCAGGCCCCGCTGGTGGCACGTTCAGCTTTACCGGCAAGCTACGTGCGCGTGATGGATACGTAGCTCCGATTAACCGCAACCCTTCTGAAGTTGACGAATGGGGCTTGTTCTCCATGCGCTCAGATACACAAATCAGCTTTAGTTTTGATAATGGTCCCGAGCTAGAAATCAAAGCCGTTACTGAGCAGTCAACTGAGGCCTTTAGTAATTACCCGCAGCTATACAGCAATCTGACGATGTTGGGCTTCAACGTTTACAGCGGTCAAGGCGTACAGGATCTGCGTTCAATGAGTGTATTCGTAAACAAAGGTCGGCTGGTACGCCGCTTAAATGACGACGGCACTTACAGCGCAAATCCGGACACCGCCTCCAGCTTTGCGCCCGAGATCTTCCTAGACACCATCCTTGACACGGTGGATGGTATTGGACAGTTCGCCAAGATCGAAGGAATTGATCTGCCCGCTCTGGCACTGGCTAAGCGTTTCTGCCAGCGCAACAACCTGTTCTTTGACGGTGTGATTGCCGAGCCAACATCGTGGCGTCAGTTCTGGGCAGAAGTCGGTCCATATAGCCTCCTGGAACTGGGACGTATTGGCGGCAAGGAAACCTTGATTCCTGCAGTGCCTTGCGACAACGCTGGCAACATCACCCGCACGGTGCCAATCCGCGCCATGTTTACCGCCGGCAACATCCTTGAGGATTCCTACAAGGAAGAATTTATTGATTACGGCAGCAGCGTTCAGGATTTAATTGCCACGGTGATTTATCGAAACACTGAACGCGACGGCGTGTTCCCGCGCAATGCCAGCGTTGATGTGAGTCTTGCTGGTGTTACTGAAGCAACGGCCATCCGTCAGACGTTTGATCTATCGCAGTACGTCACCAATAGAAATCAGGCGATCATGTACGCCAAGTTGCTGTGCCAGCAGCGCCGCAACATCCGCCGCAATATTGAGTTCAAGACCTTCCCGACCGACAGCCCGCTGTCCCCTGGCGCCTACATCTACGTCGATGCCGGCTTACAGGAATGGCAGGGCATTTACAGCGGACAGGTTGAATCGGGTGGCGCGTTAAACATCCCGCTGGCAGACACCATCCCCAACGGCAGCTACAGCGTGTTGCTTTACAAGGACGGTCAAAGCGTCATCACCACAACCGCTAGCATCAGCTCCAACGTGGCCAGCTCCCTTTCCGGTTACGAAGGCTGGCTATTTGTGCTTGGAACACCCGCCAAGGCAAAGCGCACCTTCCGTGTGGTCGAAGTGCAAATGGATGAGGAAGGCGAAGTCAGTGTCCGAGCTGTGGAGCATCCCTGCGATAACTCCGGTCAAAGCCTGATTGCTGACTTTAGCGACGGTCTATTTACCATCCGCTAGCCTGAAACTACGCATAGCGCAGTCCGATGGGTTTTTACACAGGTCGATCCGGTTCCTTGGTGGTGGACGGGAAGCCTGTCGCCAAGATCCGCGATTGGTCGCTGGACACAACCGTGGAGCTGATCAATACCAACACCGTCGATAGCACCAGCAATACTTTTGTCCCTGGCATCAAAAGCGCCACCGGCAGCGCCACGCTGGTGTACTACAGGCTTGAAACTGGCGAATCCGCAAATTACAGCCAGTTCACCGCACTCCTGAGCAAGATCCAAAAGGTTGGCGCTGTTGCCGAATCTGATCGCGTGCTGATGGAACTGCGCGTGGGCAGCAACGCAAACGACAACATTCAGTTTTACGCCTACATCACTTCTGCGCAGGTAGCGGTTTCTACAGGCGAACTGACTTCCGTTCCAATTCAATTTACGGTTGACGGCGATTTCCTTGCCGGAGGCGTAATCGCATGACGGTTTTTCTTGGTGTTCACGGCACCGTAAAACTGCGGCGAAACACCGGCGCTGTCCCAGTGCAAGTTGCAGACAGCATTGATCCGGCAGACGTTACAACAACACTAAACAGAATCGGCCTAGATACATCGCTAGACAACATTCTTACTGGCGACCGCCTAGATATTTCAACAACAGATGCACGAGGCCTGGAGTGTTTCGCGCCAGGATCTTGGTTGTCTGGAACAGTCGAAAAAGAAATCTCCGTTTACGTCAATATCAACAACGCAGGCGGCCTGCGGTTTTTCCCGTCATTTTCTGACGCCGTAAACAACAACAGGTCTGCCGAGCTAACGGTTTACGCCTTCACTGGTACACCGATTGCGATCACGTACACAATCCGCGACGTTAGCTACAACACGCTCGGGAACGTTACCAGCTATCAACTAAACACTGACCGTGAAGCGCTAGACGTAACTGCTCTCAGTGATAAATTCCGCAATCAGTATGCTGCCGGCCTGATCAGTGGCTCTGGCACGATTGACTGCTTTTTTGATTACACCAGTGACGGCTCCAAGGAATCACCGTTACTGATGCTGCAATTGATTCAGCGTCTAGACATTGGCAGCGAATTTGACTGTGCTTTTTACCTGACGGACTCAGAAATTACGCCTGAAACGCAGACGATTTTTTACCAGACCACCGCGATGGTGACTCGTGCGGGGGTCACGGTCAATACAACCGAGGCAATTCAGTGCGCAATTGATTTTGTGACGACCGGCGAAATCCGGTTGCTTGTCGGTAGACCGGCTGATTACATCCTCAAGGAAGACGACGACCGCATCCAACTGGAGCAGTCGCTGGCCTTTCTGCTTCAGGAAGCTACTGACTAAACTGATTTTACGGCCGCAGGCACTGGAGGCTTTACCTTGTCCGACCAACGCATTACGCAGTTACCTGCCCTACCGGCTGCGTCTGCGGCGGCTATCGACGTATTGCCTATTGCTGACGTATCAGCCAGCCAGACCAAAAAGATCACGGTCAAGGATCTTGTTGATGCCGGCCTTGACCTTGTAGATGCCAGCAGCATTGATCTTGACAAGCTGGACCAATCCAGCACCACCAAGATCGGCGCAACTGCCCTTGCCTCCGGCGCTGTCACTGCCGCCAAACTCGCGGCTGATTCCAGTATTGCCGTTGATACCACCGCGCCAGTTAGCGACAACTTTGAAGGTCGCGGCTACTACAACAGCAGCACAGGAGCGCTTCAGGTTTACAGCGGTGGCGCCTTTGCCAACGTCAACGCGACACTTGCAAACGATGTTGTAACCACCGCCAAAATTCTTGACGGCGCAGTTACTACCGCAAAGTGCGACAGTCTTGGCACAGCAGCACTGGCAAACGGTGCAGTTACCTACGCCAAGATCCAAGACGTTTCTGCCACGGACAAACTGCTGGGACGCAGCAGCGCAGGATCCGGCGATGTTGAGGAAATTACCTGTACTGCAGCGGGTCGAGCACTACTTGACGATGCCGACGCCACCGCCCAACGCGCCACGCTGGGACTGGGAACTCTTGCTACACAGTCCGGCACCTTCTCTGGCACGCACAGCGGCACCAGTTCCGGCACCAACACTGGCGACCAGACGATCACACTGACCGGCGACGTTACCGGCTCTGGCACCGGCTCATTTGCGGCAACCATCGCTAGTGCCGCCGTAACTGAGGCAAAGCTAGCCAGCAATGCGGTATCAACCGCCAAGATCGTTGATGACGCTGTAACTGCCGCCAAGTTTGCGGACGACAGCGCCGCCATTGTTAGCAACGTTACCCCAAGCGGCTCTGGTGCATTCAACGGTCAGCAGTGGTTTAACACCGCAACTGGTTACGAATACACCTGGACTGGCAGCGTTTGGCAACGGCAATCTGCGCTCAATGAAATCACGATCACGGAGTCAACTCCACTCGCATTTGCTGTTACTTACCCAGACAATTTCAGTGCTGCTGTTGACGTAACCCTTAACACTCAATCCGCTAATACGGTTTGGGCTGGTCCTACAAGCGGCGCAGCAACAACACCTGCTTTCCGCGCACTGGTTCCCGGAGATTTGCCGGACGCCACCGGCAGCACCAAGGGCATCATCCAACCTGGCACAGGTCTTGCCGTTAGCAGCGGCACGCTAAATCACAGCAATACCGCAACTGCTGGCACCTATTCCAAGGTAACGATTGACGCTCAGGGTCACGTCACAACTGGTGCAGCAATCGACTCCACCGATATCCCAAGCCTTGACGCCAGCAAGATTACTAGCGGCGAGTTTGCCACAGCCCGTATCGCCAACAACGCAATTACTGGCGCAAAAGTTGCCGACTACGCCGTTTCATTGTTTGGCGAATCACAGCCGACAGCTGAACACATTGGCCAGTTCTTCTTTAACCCGCTAACCCGCGACCTATATCTCTGGGACGGAAACGTTTACCAGCCTGTTGGTATTAGTGCCGGTGAAATTATTCTCGCTGGTACTTATGACGCCAATACCAATCTGCTGGATTCCGTAACGGCTGAAGGCACAGCTGCTGGTTTTGCGTCAGGCTCAGCCCTTCCGGCGGCAGCCACAAACAACAACCGTTATTACGTTGTCGTTAGCCAAAGCGGAACGGGTACGGCACCTGCACCTGTGGTTGCACTGGAGCCGCCCGACATTCTGCTGTCAAACGGCACTAGCTATGTCCTGATCGAAACGTCAGAAACGATCACGGCACAAATTGCATCAAACGTTGGCTTTACGCCTACCGGCAACATTGCCAGTACAAACGTTCAGGGCGCCATTGCCGAACTAGATAACGAGAAAGTCGCTAAAGCCGGCGACACCATGACCGGCAACCTAGCGATGGGCACCGGCACGACCATTATTTTTGAAGGTTCCACTGCCAACGATTACGAAACAACGCTGACCGTTACCGATCCCACGGCTGACCGGACAATCACACTGCCGAATAGCACTGGCACGGTGGCGTTGACCAGCGATCTCAACGACGGGACTTATTAAAGAGAGTCGTTACAGTTAGAAGGTAATTTCCGGCCTGCGGGCGTTAAGGAATGGCTCTTCAGCACCTTCGTAGCGGCACTGCCGATAAGCGCCCGACTCCTGGCGCAATGTCCGACGGGCAACTGGCGATTAACACGAACGCCACAAGCCCCGGTCTGTTTTTCAAAGACAGTGCTGGCGCCCTTGTAAAGGTTGGCCCCGTCCACATTGGTACGACTGCCCCAAACGCTACGCCTGCAACCGGCGGTGAAGCGGGCAACAGTGTCGGTGAACAGTGGCTGGACACTTCCGGCGGAGGTTATTCGCTGAAGATTTGGGACGGCTCGGCATGGCGCAGTGAAGCCGGCGAGTTCGTCAACGCCAGCGGCGACACGATGACTGGTGCGCTGGTAATGGATAACCAGCAACAGGTCCGTTTCCGCGAAACTACCGCTAACGGCACCAACTACATCGCGCTGCAGGCACCAGCATCGGTTGCTTCGGATAAGACGATCACATTGCCTGACGTAACTGGTACTGTCGTCACCACTGGCGACACCGGCAGCGTTACTAGCACGATGATTGCCGATTCCACGATTGTGGATGGCGACATTTCGGCAAGTGCTGAGATTGCTGTTTCCAAGCTGGCTGACGGCACTGCCCGCCAACTGCTGCAGACGGATGCTGCTGGCACTGGCGTTGAGTGGACTAGCAACGTTGATGTGCCTGGGACACTGGATGTAACCAGCACTGCAACATTTGACAGCATCATTAGCGCATCTGCTGGTGCGGCTGCAACACCTTCAATTACATTTACTGGCGACACCAACACCGGAATTTATTCACCCGGCGCAGATCAACTAGCCATCTCGTCTAACTCCTCTGAGCGCATCCGCATTGGCGCAAATGGCGAGATTGGCCTAAGCGGAGCAAACTACGGAACCAGCGGACAGGTGCTTACCAGTGCAGGGTCTGGTGCCGCGCCAACATGGACGACACCATCTGCAGGCAACACCGACAAAATCGAGGAAGGCAACAGCAGCGCTGAGGTAATCGACACCGGCTCGGATGGTCGATTCGTTGTTACGACAGAAGGCAGTGAGCGCCTGCGTGTTGATTCAAGTGGTCGATTAGGTCTGGGGACTAGTAGCCCTCAGAATAGGCTTCATGTGTCTGATGGTGAATTTACCATCTCAACTGGAGGCAACGTAGCAGATGCTGGCGGCATTATTAACTTTGGTATTACACCGTTCCCGTCATATTCACCTATGGCGACGGTGCAAGGATTACTAGTCAACGCAACAGGGACAGAGTTGCAGGGCGGACTAGGTTTCTTCACTCGTCCCAATGGTGCTGCTGGTCAATCACTGCAGCGACGGATGACTATAA